GCCTGCTTGATCATCACATCTCGGGACTGATCGGACAACGTATTGACAGTATCCTGCCCTGCGCGTTCCAATTCGATCGAAAGCACACCTGGCGGTTTGGAGAATCCGCGCGAAGCGAAATTGCGGTATGCATCCAGCATCTTGCGACCTAACGCCAGATTTTCACGCGCGCGGCCGCGCTCCCAGATTGCGGCCTCTACTACTGGATCCAACCCAGTGTGCGCGCCATTTACCCAAATGTTCAGGTTATTCTGCAGCGACTGCAGAAGGGTATCTGTATATGCAGTTTCGGCGAACGCAAACGTATTTGCCGGCGCCGCTGGCGCCGCGGCCAATGTTGCGGAGAAGTCAGGGATATTGAGTGCCGGTGCCAATGGGATGGTAATGCCGAGCATCGATGGTGCGTCTGGCAACACGATAGTCGGAGCATTGGGGGTGGCGGCATCACTGATGCTCGGCGCCAAAGGTACTGATGCGGTCAAGGCACCTGGCGTAACCGGGATATTAAGTGGCAATGGCTGTGCGGTAAATTCCGGCGCCGGGCCGATGGCCAATTCATCTACTGGGGTAAGGCCAGGGTCATAGGGCTGAACAGGAGCATTGTATGAGACATTCGACGCGGGCGGCTGCGGCAGCGATAAGCTCGAGCTAAAATCCCCTGGATTTACCTCTGGGATAGTAAAGCGTATGCTATTAAGGCTTTGCCCAGATTGCCCTAACTGCTGGATCAAATCTCGCGCGGTCCCGAAGCTGGTTGCTGCATAGGCTTGGGCAGTGCCGAATCCGGACGTTACAATGCTAGCTGCGCCATTATCAGGCGGTTCTTGCGGAGCTGGTACCCCTACTTGTATGGTAAAAATACTCATATCGTTCTCCGTAGACTGTTAGGATTCTACATCGGTTTGCTTTTTCTGTAAAAGCCTTCCGACCTTGTACGAGGCGCCGATATGCGAATACTCGTGGGCGTGCACGGTAGCCAAGTCACGAATGAACTGGGCATAGCGCACATATATCCTAGCGTTAAAAAACTGCACCGACGCTACATAATTTTTGTCCCCGGATAAATTTATAGGGGGTGCGTCTTTAAATGCTCTGTAGAACGCCCCCAGCGGCGCATTGAAGCAATCTTTGCCGTTAAATATCCATGCCCCAGTATAATCAGCCTTGATGACACAGATGGCATCCGTAATAGGATCTTGTAATATGGGTAGCGTTTGTGGGGCATTTACGCTACCATGTACCATATTAGTTACGGCCAATGGTGCATTAGGGAATCCATCGGGCACTTCTACTTGCCTCCAAACTCCGGCGGAAAAACTCCCAGTATATAACACAAATCTGTCGAATTCCGATCCGTTAAATTTAAGTTCTAGTAGCCATATAGTGTCACCATCATTCTGCACGGCAAAATCCCATTGCGATAAGGAGCCCACTCCGGCCGGGAATCCCACGTTCATATATTGTCCGGATTCTAGCCCCAGTCTGTACAGGTTGCCCCTAACTCCTCCTGGGCGGGCGATATAAAACGCGTCACCAGTCCCGTTATACCGCAGCGGTGTGGGGCTAATCACGCTTTCGACTACTCCCCCAGCGGAAGGAATGCTAGAGAAAGTATCGTAGGTAATTCCCCCGCTAGATTTTTGGTATGCCAATCTGCTACGTAGCGGTCCTTGCCAAAAATAACTGCCTGTGGAATGCGAAGGATAATCTGTAATTCTATCTACCTCGGTGTATTGCCCGGCACCGGAACCACGATTACTCCAATGCGCATAGCCCGCAGTCTGAGTAGAAGCAAACAACGATCCGTACGGAGCCACATATGTATTAGTTTTTGTGTCAGGCAAAGTCCACCGCATAATTATATCGCCGCCATTCGGTGGACCTACAACGCTTACAGTGAAATTTCCTTCCACCGAAAAAGTAGGGGATAGTATATTCATCTTATATACTGATACATTATCCGCAGTGGCGATCTGGCCGCCAAATTGGATATCATGCCCCGCCGTGTGCGGCCCCATTATGTACGTGCCAATCATCGGGTCCGTAAGCAAATCTTCGTCATTCTCCCATACGCAGTATGCGCGGGCTTTGCCGCTCGGGTTACCTGCTTTGGGTTTGACCAGGATCCTTACTTCGTCCTGACCATTCCTAGTAGCAGCGAACAACTCCACGCCGTTCCCCAAGGTGCGGTGCATCTGATAGACGGTGAGATCCCCCCGCTGACGGTGTACTGCTTCCAAAAGATCTCCGGCTTCACCGACATACCGCTGAGCTACTTCTGTATCCCCAAAAAACCGTTTCCGCAGTGGGTTCATGGCTTGCTCCACAGGCGGCGTTTCAGCACGAATGGTTTGAGCTCCATGGCATCCAGCTCGAAATCGGCGCCATTCTCGTTTCGGAGTTCGAACTGCCAATACCTGGCTTCCAGTCCGCGGCCGAACTTCACGATATTCGTGTGATCGCCTGCCAGCCCCAGAGATCGCATGCGGTAGTCCCGCACGGATTTGTCCTCAGTGGTTACGCGGAGAATCATATCCCCATCCGTTTTGTACCCTACATATACACGGTCGACACGCTTCAGGTGCGAAGTACCGAAGTCGGTAATCCCCACGCGCGCCGCTGCCTGGATCAGCACCCCATTGTCGCTCGCTCCCGTTAGCGCGAAAATACCATCGTCCTTAGCCCCGAGGTATACGCCATTGAATCGGGCGAAGCTATTGAATTGGTAGTTCGTGTACCGAGTTACCGCCTGCGTTTCAGTGTGCATGACCACTGTAGAAGCATTCGCGCCAGGCGCTACCAGTGTCTCGTAACCGGTGGCTTGCAGCACCAGCATAGGGATCGACAGATTCGCAGTCCCAATCTGCGCCTCATATCCAGCCGCGGACAAATCGACAATAGGCAGCGTAACATTCACCCGCCCTACCGTGCCCGTATATCCGCTGGCAGCTAGTGCCAATCGGCGCAATGTCAGCGCTACGTCCGCGCCGGAACCTACCGCCCCTTGGATAGAGATGCGCGGAGAAATGGATAGCGCGCTGGTTGCGATGAATGGCGCATTTCCGATTGTAGCAATACTAGGCGCAGGTGCGCGGAACGTAACCGTACCTACGAATCCTGTCTGCGCCTGGATAACCAGCCGTGGTGCCGGCAGTGAGATGCCGATAGCATCCGGGTCGTTGCTTACCAGGCGCAATGATGGCAGAGTCATCGTCACCGAACCACCAACGCCAGGCGAACCTGCAACGCTCAAGATTGGCGAGATAGACAGCGCGGTTTCGAGCGCGTCAATATTCCCTACAAGACCTTGGCAGGTTATGCTAGGTAGTGGAAGACTAAGCGTTGATCCAGCCTGATCTCCTGTGCTTACCGAGGGGACAGGCAAAGATAGGGCAACGCCACCGAAAACGGTGGCGTCATTCTCCCAACCAATTATGCTAAGCGTAGGCGCGGGAGGACGGAAAATAATTCCGTCAGCCATATTACGCCGCCGGTACAGTCATCGACCAGCTGGACAGCGTGGTCGTAGCGCCGCTGGTGAACGCGGTGGAGTTCAGGTTCATCTCAGCACCTGAGGTCGAAATTGCGCCGTCGATGCGAAGATAGGTAGCCGTGGTATCCAGCGCATTCGCGTCAGCCACAGAGCCGTACTGACGGAACCAGCCGGCGGTACCGGTAGCAGCATTCACGCCCGACCAGGTTTGGGTAGACAGCTTGGCCATAACGCCGGACACCGAGTTATCGAACGCCAGTCCATTTACCGCCGCCACGCCACCGGACATATTCGCATCGGTCTTGGTGAGAGTGGTAGTAGTGGAGGCCACGGTAAAGCCGTTGGGGACAGTGCCAGTCCCTGGCAACGCCTTGATGGTAATGACAGCACCGGAGGAAGTAGCGGTATAGTCCGGAGTGGACTTGTAGCGGTTAATCTGGGCAGCCACATCGGCGGCGGTCTGGGTCAGGCTGGTATTGAACGGAACTGCCACGCCCATGATCTCCACGGAGTTTACCGTCAAGGTGTTGACAGAACCAGAAGCGCCACCTGTCAGGGTCACGGAGCCAGAGGACAGAACCTCTGGAGTCAGCGCGCCCGAGCTGGAGGTAATAGTGCACAGCAGGGTGCCAGTGGCGGCAGCGTCGGCCGAGGTAGGCTGCGCGCCGGTGTAAATCTCGATATGGCCATTACGCAGTGCATCCCCGATCGAGCCGTTCTTGTTCAGGAAATCGCGCATGGCGGTGGAAAGACGCATAGTCATGGTAGTGTCCTCAAAGGTTATATGTCATCATGATACGATTCGGACCAGGCATAAACAGAGCTGCGCCTTCGCCGGTGGCGGGGATAGTATACTTCGTTCTGGTGAGATTGTTAATCTGCAATCCTGGCATGCCGGCGCAGACGCCGTTCGTTGTCAGCCACATAGGGATATTCCTTGCGGTCGCGCTGCCGTCGCCGTACACCGAACCGTCGACCATCGCCAGCGTTCCGCTGATGGCACCATAATTGGTTTTCGGGACGTACTGGAAATCGCTCGGGCCAGACCCAATAAGCACTCCACAAGAACGATCTGTGCCGATGAACAGGCCACTGTTTGTGGCGGCATCCACCTGATCCTTATCAGTCATCGTCGCCAGGATAGTGATATCGCCGTCGACCCGCACATAATTCCGCAGGTCGAATAGTTCATATCCGAATTCGGTAGAGAAGAACAAGGTATCACCTTTCGCGACACACATGCGGCCGCGGTAGTACGCTATGCATTGCCCGGCAGGAGCTTCCTGCAGAAACTGAGTCTCCAGCGGACGGATCAAATCGCCGCCATTGTACTGTGCGTAAGTGACAGAATTAGCCACCGCCTGCAGCTGATATAACATATTGCCATTCTGCGTAGTCGCGTAGATAACCTTGCCTACAACATCAGGGTCAGTCGACACAGGTAGGGTCAGCTGTAGCGATGATCCATCCGGTACATCAATATATTGCGCCGGCCCCGCGCCAGATTCCTGCCCGTCGGAGCGAAGATACGTCATAGCCACCTGGTATCGGCCGGCGGGTAAGATGCCGACGGAGCGCATAATCCCGACTGCACCAGGCCGACGTAGCCCCCAGCTGCGTACTGCGCCGGCCTCTACATTGTACACACCTGTATCCACGCCATTGGAAAAATACACGGCATCATTGACCCGGCAGAATGCCATGCGGCCGGCACTTACCATCGCGGCCATGGTCGTAGCGCTGTAGTCGGTATTGAGGCGCTTAAGTTGTTTCCCGGCCATATAAAACGCCAGCGTGCCAGAATCGTCAGCCCACAGCGAATGCGCGGTGGTGTCCGATTTAACGGACGAATAGCCGTCACGGCGCGTCAGCTTACCTGATTTGTCAAGATCGACATTCTCCGCAACGGCCAGATCCGTAATGGCGAAACGATCCGCGGGGATGTCATCGCGCAGGCCGGTAAAGCCCATGTACGAGGTGACATCCTTATCCCGATCTTGACCGATAGCAGCCATTACGAGCTCCAGGTAAATCCATTTTGGCCGAATCGAATGCCGGTATCGGCGTGTGTGGTACGCTTCATGTCCATAATCGCGCGGGCGATCGCAGTTTCATACGCCTGCCGATGTGTTTCGGACGTAATCGGATCGCCGGCGTCGGAGTCAAATCCGCGCAGCGCGCGGTATGCGGCCCATTCTAGCGTGTCCAGCTGGTAGTCTTCAGGAATTTCCGATTCTTTATCCAGGTCGGCCAGTGTGTATCCACAGGTGGGGATGCGCACCACGCGCATATACACCAGCTTGCCGTTCTGGTCCGCCCCCGGGGCGGGGAACACGCTGAGCGTTACTGCCT